GCCCACATCTGGGATTGGCCCAAGCACCGGGTCGCCGATGTCGAAAGCGAAGCGAACGCCAACGATAAGAAGCTGAAGAACGGGTCATCCTCGCTGGCAGCTATCTACTCGGAGGCCGGCGAAGACTACGAGGACGAGTGCCTTAAGCAGGCCACGTCCAACGGCATCACAACCGAACAGCAGAAGCAAATAAATTTGCTGCTTAATCTCCCGCAGCACGTCATCCCTGTCGCCGCGCAACTGCTAGGGCTGGTTCCTCCACCAGCCCCGGCAGTTGCTCCACCGAATACCGAGGACCAATCTGATGGCCAAGACCAGAGCCAAGACGAAGCCTAAGCCGCTAATCGCCATCGAGGCCCCCATCACGATCACTGCCGCGGTGAGCGAGGGCGAATCCAAAGGGCCGCCAACGTTCGATGTCGTGGCGTACACGGGCGGCGCGTTGAGCCTTGTGAATTTCGAGTATCCGGTGGTGGTCGATCTGGCCGGCGTATCGTTCGGCAAGTCACTGATCGCGAACCTGGACCACGACAAGACCAAGCGTGTCGGGCACGTCACCGCGACCACGACGGAGGAAGGACAACTCACGCTCAGCGGCAAGGTATCAGCCGCCACGGATGCGGCCCGCGAGGTGGTCGAGAGTTCGGCCAAGGGATTCGTCTGGCAGGCGAGCATCGAGGCCCAGCCCGATCAGTTGACCGAGGTGAAGGCGGGCAAGACGATCACGGTGAACGGCCAGGATTTCAACGGCCCGGTATTCGTTGCCGCGAAAAGCACGGTCAAAGGATTTGCGTTCGTTTCTCACGGAGCAGACGACAATACGACAGTCTCTATCGCGGCGGCTGCCGCATCATCGAAGGAGAAGAAAATGAAGACCGAAGTAAAGGCCTGGATCGAGTCGGTTCTGCCGAGCATCGACATCGAGGCACTGAGCGATGACGAAGTGACCTCGCTGGAAGCGGACTACGCAGGCCGCGAAGGCAGCCGGACGAAGCCCACCCCGAAACCGTCCAACATCTTCGCCGAGCGGAAGATGGAGCGGGACCGCATCAACGGGATTCGCGAGGTCGCCAACAAGTTCATGGACATGCGGCCCGATGACATCGAGGGCATCGAGCGGATGCACGACCACGCGATCGAAACCAAGATGACGGTGCAGGACTTCCGCAACGAGATGTACGAATCGGCGATCCCGTTCCACACCGCCGACTCGTTGCGACCGCCGAAACGTCCAGTCAAGTCGGACGTGCTGGAGGCGGCGCTGGCGTTGACCGGCGGGCTGAAGGAACCCGAACGGTACTTCAGCGACCAGGCGTTGCAGACGGCCCACGATCGGTTCAAAAACGGGATCGGGCTGAAGCAGCTTTACCGGATCGTGGCCAAGGCCAACGGTTACAACCACGACGATGACGACGTGACGCTGGACATGCACCGTTACGCGTGCGGCACTCCGGCTCAGATGATCAAGGCCGGCGCGTTCTCCACGATCAGCCTGCCGGGGATGCTTGGCAACACCGCCAACAAGTTCCTGATGGAAGGTTGGGGTGGTGGTGAGATGGTGTGGCGTGACGTGACCGCCATGCGATCCGTGCGAGACTTCAAGCAGTCAACCAGTTACAAGCTGAACGGCTACTTGAAATACGAGAAGGTCGGCGCGTCCGGCGAGATCACGCACGGCACGACCACGGAAGAGTCGTACACCAACCAGGCCGACACCTACGGACGCATGTTCGCCGTGACGCGGCGCGACATCATCAACGACGACCTGGGTGCGCTGACCTCGATCCCGCGTGAGTTGGGCTACGGTGCCAACGACGCTTTCAACGAAGTGTTCTGGACCGTGTTCCTGGCCGGTGCCTCCACGTTCTTCGCCGGCGGAAACTCGAACGTGTCAACTGGCACGGTTACTTTGGCAACCGTGATCGCCACGCTGACCGCTGCCGAGTTGATCTTCTTCAACCAGACGAAGCCGAACGGGTTGCCGTTGGGCATCCTGCCGGATCGCATCCTGTGCCCGCCCGCTGAGTATCGCATCTTCCTCCAGGCGATGAACAGCACGGCCACGAGTGGATCCACGAGCGAGCCGAACACCAACACGTTCTCGAACAACTACAGCGTTCACACCTCGCCGTACTTGTCGAACGCGGCCTATACAGGCTACTCGGTTGCGAAGTGGTATCTGCTGTGCAACCCGGCACGCTTGGCGGTAATCGAGACGGCCTTCCTGAACGGTCGCGAAGCTCCGATCGTCGAGACTGCCGACACCAGCTTCAATACGCTGGGCGTTCAATTCCGCGGCTACCATGACTTCGGCTGCTCGCTGCAAGAGACGCGTGCAGGCGTCCAAGGATCTGGAGCGTAACCATGCTTGTGCGGATACTGACGAACATCGGGACGCGTGATTGCGACATTATGCCTTCACTGATGGAAGGCGACGAGCGGGACGTGAGCGATCCAGTGGCAAAGTCACTGATCGCTCGCGGGCTCGCGGTTGACATCACGCCCCCGAAACCAAAACCACCCGTGAAGAAAGAGGACGAGGGGACCGTCGAGAAGGCGACCGCCGACCTGGAAGCATATCGCGTGCGTGCGATCCCTGCCGAGCCGGTGATTGCCGAATCGAAACCGCCCGAGGTGGCGCCGACTCCAGCGGAGCCGGAACCACCGAAGGCCAAGGAACCTCCGTTGAAAGTGAAAGCCAAACATAAAGGACCGTAACAATGGCCGAGGCAGTCTATATTGATGATGGCGCGTCAGTCGAATGGACGCCGACGCTTGCAATTACGGCGGGCCAGGTGATTCAGTATTCGGACGGACGTGCGGCGTTCGCGCCAACCGCAATCGCCGCCGGGGTACAAGGTGCGGTCCAGGTTTCCGGGATCGTAAAGGTGCTGAAGGTCGTCACGCAGGCCATGATCAAGGGATCGAAGGTCTGGTGGGATCACTCAGCGAACACCGCGAACCTGCTCCAGGTGAACGACCGTGACTTCTATCTTGGCATCGTCCAAGAGGATGCGGCCTACGCCGGAACGACCGTTAAGGTGGCGCTGAACGCTGATCCGCCTTACACCATCGGGATGGGTGACGGGTTCGCCAGTCTGCCGGTTATCGTTGCCGGCATCAATCATCAGGTCATCGGGCACGCAGAAGGCGTGACGATCATTGCCGACCTGGAAGCACAGATCAACAAGTACGATGCGTTGTCGTTACGCAGCGTGGTGACAGGCACGCCGTGCATGGTTGACATCCTGCTGTGCGTGAACGAAAACGGCGACGATGCGGCCTTCGATTTCAACGTGGGACTGGCCGATGATACCCACGCAACGGATGCGGATTCGATTGTGAATTCGCTGTTTGTCCACATAAACGGTGCCGACCTTGAGCTATATATTGAAAGCGACAACGTGACGGCGGAAGTCGCCGCGACCGATACGACGGTTGCATTTGTGGTCGGAACTCCTGTTCTGATTCAGTTTGATCTTCGGGACTGGACGGACATCCAGGCATACGTCGATGGCGTCAACGTCCTGACTGGTTCCACGTTTGCTTTGGATGGCGCCGTCGGCCCGATGAAACTCCTGGCGCACATGGAGAAGACCGCGAATAACTCACCCGGAAACTTTACCGTGATGCGGATGGGCCTGCGTGCCTTCGCTGAGTGACGCATCACTCATAAGGAACTTGAAAAATGGCCGAGGCAATTTACCTTCAGCCCGGAAACTCAGTTGACTGGACGCCGACCGCCGCGGTTACTGCCGGCGAAGTTCTACAGGTGAGCGATGGTAGGGCTGGGTTCGCCCCGACTGCGATCGCGGCTGGCATCAAAGGCGCGTTGCAGGTCAAAGGGATCGCCACGGTCGCGAAGGTGGTCACGCAGACGATGCTTCAAGGCTCGAAGGTCTGGTGGGATCATTCGGCGAACTCGGCGAACCTCCTGCAAGTTAACGACAAGGACTTCTTCCTTGGGATCGTACAGGAAGACGCGGCCTACGCCGGGACCACTGCTAAGGTGGCACTGAACGAAGACACGCCTTATACCATCGGGATCGGTGATGGGTTTATCTCCGTGCCTGTCGCCGCGGCTGGCGTCAACCATCATATCGTCGGGCACAAAGAAGGCGTGTCGTTGGTCTTCGACGTGACAGCCGAGGCACAAAAACTAGACGCGATGAGCCCGCTTGGGATCGCGCCTGCGTCGGTCTGTCTTGTCGAGGCGTTGGTATGCGTGAACTTGAATGGCGACAATGCCGCATTCGATTTCAACATCGGGCTGGCGAACGGCACGAACGCCACCGACGCGGATTCAATCACCGAGTATCTGTTCTGCCACACGAACGGGTCGGACCTGAACATCTACCTGCAATCGTTGGACACGGTGACGACGACGGCGGCAGTTGATACGACGGTGAACTTCGCGGTCGGCACTCCATTCCTGGTGCAGTTCGACCTCGCCGACTACTCGGACATCCAGGCGTATATCAACGGCGTCAACGTGAACCTCGCGAGCGACTTCACGCTGGAAGATGCGACCGGCCCGATGCGTCTGTTGGCGCACATGGAGAAGACGGCAGACGACTCACCTGGCAACATCACGGTGATGCGGTTCGGCTTACGCGCTCGTGCGGAATAAGCTGGGGCGTATCGCAACACAAGGAAAATGAACCATGGCCGAGGCCTTATATCTACAGGACGGAAACTCGATCGACTGGACTCCGACCGCTGCCGTGACCGCTGGAGAGATTCTGCAAATCAGCGACGGGCGAGCGGGTTTCGCGCCAACCGCCATCGGTGCCGGGATTCAAGGTGCGGTGCAAGTTACAGGATTGGCCACGGTAGCGAAGACGGCGACGATGGTGATGCTGAAAGGTTCCCGAGTCTGGTGGGACCATTCCGCAAACGCTGCCCACTTGCTACAGGTGAACGACAAGGACTTCTTTTTAGGCACGGTCCAAGAGGATGCAGCATCGGCGGCAACTACCGTCATCGTATCGCTCAATTCAAAACCGCCATACACGGTCAGCCTCGGCGACGGTTTCATTTCCGTGCCTGTCCTCACGGCGGCAAAGAATCAAGCGATCATCGGGCACCGCGAGGGCGTGAGCTTGATTATTGACGCGACAGCCGAGGCCCAGAAGGTGGACGCGTTGAGCATTCGAGGAGTCGCGCTCGACACGCCATGTATCGCCGAAGCACTGATCTGTGTGAATGACAATGGCGGTGCTGCACTCGATGTAAACATCGGGCTGGCAAGCGCGACCGATGCCACGAGCGCAGACACGATCGCCGAGTCTCTGTTCTGCCACATCGACGGCAACGACCTGAACATCTTTCTGGAATCGGATGACGGAAGCACGGAGGTTGCCGCAACCGACAGTCTGGCGGATTACGTTGTGGGCACTCCGTTCCTGGTTCAATGGGACCTGCGCGACTGGGCCGATGTTCAGGTGTATATCAACGGAGTCAACTATCTGCCTGCTTCGGTGTTCGACATCGAAGCAGCAACCGGGCCGCTGAAGTGCCTGGCCCACATGGAGAAGACGCTTGACGCTTCGCTCGGAAACGTCACGGTGATGAGGTTGGGCATTCGAGCATTTGAGGAATAAGCCATGCCGTCGTTGTTCTCCCAGCGGTTCGAGGATGTGGCAATGCCGATCATGGAAACATGGCTCGGCATTGCTGTTACCCTGCGTTCTGGGGCCAACGAAACCGCATCGTTCACCGCGTTGTCGAGTGATCGTGAATACAGTTCTGTCGAGTTTGAGACTGGGTTGCAGGTCAAGGTCATCGCGCGTGACTGGCTGCTGCCGGCATCGTCCCTTGTGATCGCAGGCGAAGAGATCGACCCCACGGCTGGAATGCTGATTATCGAAGGGGACGACGAATACGAAGTCCTGCCGATCCAGGGGCGACCGGCGGCAGAAATGCAACCGGATGGATACAGATGGTTGGTTCACACCAAGCAGATTAAGGTCGGCTGATGGCGGATTCGATCCTTGTCGATTTGTCGGAATCAATCGTTGCGGCGCTGATAACGGCCCGCGATGCCGGCACGTTCGACACGTTCGACGACTTCTCCATCACCTGGGACTTTGAAGGGCGCGTCAAGGACTCGGAGCTATCGGACGACGACCTACACGTTCGCGTGATCGTGCCGCGGAAGTATGCGAGGGTGCGGCCTTACGATCGGGCGGCGCTGGAGTATATCGCGGCGTGGGACATCGACATCAGGAAGCGACTAGGAGCGATCACGCAGGATCGGAACCTGGATGCTGACCGCGACATCTGCACGCAGCTTTCCAGACTGGTTGAACAGATCCACGGGTTCTTCCTGACGGCGACGGACGACGGCGGGGCGTTGCGTAGGTTGACTGCTGGAACGCTCACAGGACGCTGGATCAGCGAAGACGAAGACATCCCTGAAATGTCGGAGATCCTGGTTGCCTACTCGGTGAAATACCTACGCGACCAGCGGCAGTTCTACGGTTGCTGCCGGGAGGTGTTCTGCGTGTCATGATTGCCGCAAAGACCACATTCACCGATACCTCAAAACGCGTTCACGACGCGGTGAAAAAGGCGAAGTATAAGAACTTCTCGCACGCTGCTGCATCGATTCGCCGAGACGCGATCAAGTCGATCAGGAAGCGGAAGGATAAGAAGAAGGCATCACCGGAAGGCACGCCGCCATTCACTCACAGCGGACAGGCGAAGCGTGGCGTGTTCTTCGACGTGTCTGCGACTGACGCGGTGATCGGATTCAAAAAGAGCGTTGTGGGGCTGGTGATGGCAACCCACGAAGAAGGACTGGTTGAGGAGGGACGCGACTACCCGGAGCGGCCCACGATGGGGCCTGCGTTGGAACGCAACATAGAACGCTTCCACAGGGATTGGAGATCGTCGATATGACCCGCATCTACGGAAGATATTCCGATGATTATCAATCGAATGTTGCCGAGGTAGCGCTAGACTCGGCAACCAACGGGATTGTAACTGTCGATTATACTCACCACGAGATACACGGCGGCAGTTCGTTTACGTGCCATTACTCTGCGGCTGTTAGCGATACGGGATTCAGCACGGCAGTGACATTTAAGACAGCCAACACCACGAAATGGGCGCATTTTACTGCTACTGTTCACGCGACAGATGCGGCCGTGGCGTTCATTTACGAGAGCGTTTTAATCGAAGGCGGAACTGCTGGACAGCCAGTGGCAGTTGCAATCTACAACCGCGACCGGAACAGCGCGACCACGAGCGGATTTATCAGTCAGCATTCTACGCCAGTAACGGGCGGCGCGTCCGGCTGGACAGAGGCGTTGATGGCTGATGGAAACGTTGGCGACAATGCCGATTGGGCGGTGACAACTGAAACAGAACTTGAGCGCATCCCGCTAGGCGGCGGTACGAATCCGGTGAAGACTATCGGAGGAGGCGGGAGAGGTGCTCAGGAAATAATTCTCTTGCCGAACACGGTCTACATGGTATTGATCGAGTCGGCTAACGCGAACGACAACACGCACTCGATCCATCTCGATTGGTACGAACATACGAATAAACGTTGACCGGGAGAAAGCAGTCGGGTACGGCGATGGTCGATCCGATGGAATTCGCGGTGGCACTGTTACTCGCGTCCAGCGAGCGAGGCGAGGTGATGATACTTTCAAAGGAACTTGTCAGCAAAGCCCAGACCGGCTCTTACGATATTCGATGCGTCGTGCTGGACGACGATAACATGCGCCTAGAACTGATCGAACTGCAAACCATCTCCGAGGAGAATACTCATGGCTAAAAAACGTGCCGGCTGGGAACGAATGATCTATTACGATGCCGCTGGCGCCACGGCCACAACGGCCATCTCGGCGAACGTGACGGACATCGACGTGCAGGGTGCCCACGAGTTCAACGAGCACACTACCCGAGGTGACGGTTCGGCGCTGCCGAAAGTCACTGAGCAGATCGTCGCATTGAAGGCCGGCGTCGTATTCAAGATGATCTACAAGGATGCCGATGCGAACATGGTGGCGTTGCTTGCCGCCTCACGGACCGGCGTTGGCAAGGCGATCAAGGTCGTCAGGATGTCAGGTGGTGAAACGGAATTCGATGGCGACTGCTACCTCGAAGACGACTCGCCGGGTCCGCTCAAGGGCGGCATGGAAGTGACCTTTACCTGCCACCCGACCGACGACTACGCCAGAGCCTGGACCGTTGGCTAAAGGAGGTGCGGGATGGAGCGCGTCACGAAGGACGTATTGAAAAAGCTAAACGCTGCCCGCGGCAAACTGGACACCGACAGCGGAAAGGTCTTCGACCAGTTCGTTGGGCGGTTGAACATGGCCGACCGTCTCTATT